CACGGTCTTCCCCTCCAAAGCCGCATGAGCAGCACGAACCTTCCTATCCTTGCGAGTAACCCACGTTTTAGTCCTGACGCCAGCCTTCTTGCCGCCATAAAACAATCCGGCATTGTAAGCGCCCGTACTCTCAACCTCGGCAATATTCGCTAGCCGTTTGGTCAACAACGCAGCAAAGACCGCCCCTACGGCTGTCCCCAGCAGCGCGGTCTTGGCTGAAATCGGAGCGCGATCATCATCGTCTCCCAAGAGCATCAGGGCTAGCAGAATCGCCCCAGCGAGTTCTTTCTTCGTCGTTTCATTCACATGCTCAGCACGAACCAATTGACTTTCAATGTATTGCTGAACATCCTCGTCCTCAGTGTCCAGTTGCTCATTGGGAGTCTTCAAAGCCGTGGACGCTGATTCCAGCATCGCCCCCTGAATCATGGGAGTCAAATCTTCGCGTAGTTGCTTGTTCCAAACGCTCGTATCAAAGATGTGTTCAACCTTGAGTTCTTCATTGGCGAGAAGCCTCTTTGCCTTCGCTCCAGTGATCTTCTCGGTAACTACTCGTTCTTGTCGTTCAAAGTACCTTTCCAGAGAACGTTTGAAAATCACTTCCCAACGATCAATGTCTTGAAACGCCTTTGTTTCCCATTCGCCATTAAGACTGAATCGCTTAACGTCGAAATCCCCATCCAACCATTTCGGCATCGGGAATTCGCCCGGTGGCAGTTCTGGCTCTGCCGCCGGATTGGGCGGTGGAACGGCTCCACCCGGCGCAGCGGCACCTTCAGGAGGCGGTGCCCCACCCGGAGGAGCGCCCGGAGCGGGAGCGCCCGGCTCCATCCCCATCGGAGCGCCCGCCGCCGCTTCTGGCATCGCCTCTTCCTTAGGCATCGGCTCTTCGGTGTTTCCTATGGGCGCAAGGTTCGGGTTGGCCAGCATCGAATCTGCCAAATATGCGTCAACCTTTTCTTTACCGGTCTTTGTACGGTACTCATTAGGAGTGATCAGACCCTGCTGAACCTCCGTCAAGTAATAGCGTTCACTCTCCTGCTTAGCCAACACCAGAACCGGCACAGAAGTAGTGTCAAAAGTAACATAGTATTCTGGATCCAATACATCAAGTCCGCGAGACAGCAACTCCAAGTGTGGTGCCATCGTTTCAGACCAGAACACCCGCCCCTCTTCTGCCGCGTTGGCAAATGTTCGCCCCGAAGCATTTCCGATGACCGATTCAGGAACACCGAATGAGGCCAAAATCTCTTCCTTCGTCAAACTTCGCAGTTCCCCATAGGCGGCATCCCGAGGACTCGCCGCGGTATCCACAAAATCGGCACCATCATCAGACGAAATAACTCCGATGCCACCACTTCGAGCAAGATTCCCACGGAACCGGGCTTGCAACTCTTGCTTGTCGTCATCGTCAATCATGCCCCGAAGAACCAGCAGGCCACCCGGTCGCCCGTCATTCAACAAGAAGTTTCGGTTATACAACTTCGCCAAGGTTTCCGTTTCGATCGCCACGCCAGCCGACTCCATGGGGGTCATCGACAGATACGGATCCAACGGATGCGGGCGGCGGATCCAAATAACATTCTTCGGATTTATATTTTGCTTCTGCCCATTCGGAAGTTCGACCTCAAATGCTGCGACGAACTTCTTCTGATCCGGAATGGGGGCAGTATTCTGCGGCGGCAGGATGTGTAGCGCCACGGGGGTACCACCGCGGCCGCGAACGATCTCTATAAATACCCCACGGGTACTCATCAACAACTGTGAAGAAACACGATAACGAAATGCGAAAGCACTTTCGCCCATATTCGACTGTTGATTCAATATCGTTGCTAACTCTTTATTCGCCTCTTCCTTTGGAACTACTTCACCAAACGGAGAATTATCTTGTAAAAATGTAATAGGTAGACGCGCCTGATTGCTGGCAATAACATCAATAGCACGGTATACCCATGTAACCTTGGCTAAGCCTTCACGGTACGCCCGTTCAATATCCCAACCATCACTGTAAGGTTTCCCAACTAAACCAGCGTTATACGCTATGGGGGCGCCGACTGAGATAGACTTCTTGTCGTCCGGGCCGATCGCCTTATTGCGGGAATTCCATGCCATGTTTATTCAGCACCCAACAGATAGCCGTAAAGGCCGAGGGCACCCCCGAAAACAGCGACGCCCAAACCCCTATGAAGATGTCCTAAACCTATGCCCAATAGTATTATAGATAGCACCATGCAGGCGTGAGCAATGTTAGAACGAGTGAAGAGCATTTTTAGCATGGACACCATTCGATTCCATCGTTATTGGACGCGCAGTCGTAGGGAGTGTAGCCCATGATGAAAGACTGGTCAGACATCTATGAGTTCTTACAACCTCTCCCTCCTCAATTTTGTCCTGAACAACCTTCACTAACTCAGAAAACATATCTTCGTACCTCCGGGCTTGAAGCCCTCTTCGGTGGAGCCGCCGGAGGCGGGAAATCATCTGCTCTGTTAATGGCCGCCCTCCAGTATGTAGACATTCCCAACTATTCCGCGATCCTATTCCGGCGCACATACGCCGACCTCGCCCTGCCGGGCGCTCTGATGGATCGTTTCTTATCGTGGGTAAAAGAATACGACGAAGTGCATTGGAATGGTGCCACCTATGTTGCAACATTCCCGTCCGGGGCAAGAGTCACTTTCGGATATCTCAACAACAAAAATGACTACCTTCGCTACAAGTCATCCGAATTCCAGTACATCGGCATGGACGAGGTCACTGAAATCAGAGAATTCGACTACCGGTACCTGTTCTCACGTTTGCGTAGACCCAACGCTGGCCCCCTCGCACAGGTGCCCCTCCGCATGCGGGCGGCATCCAACCCTGCTCCCAACTGGGTTCGACAACGATTCATCATTGAAGGCAAAGAGAACGACCGAATCTTCGTTCCAAGTTTCTTGGACGACAACCCCGGCATCGACCCGGAATCATACCGGCGGGCGCTTCAAGAAATCGACCCCATCGAACGTCAGCGACTCGAAAACGGCGACTGGTGGGCGGTGTCCACGGGAAGCATGTTCGACCGGGAATCTTTCATCATTACTGAAGCGACCGACCTGCCCGACTTCCTCAACCCGACTTGGTGTCGGTTCTGGGATCTGGCCGCCACAGAACCATCCCATGTGAATCCAGATCCCGACTGGACCGTTGGCACTCTCGGAGTCTTTGATCAGGGGATCTTCTACATCATCGACGTTCAACGCATTCGGGCCAGAGGCGACAAGGTGGAGCGCCTCATTTCTGAAACCGCCCAGACAGACGGCCCCCATGTTTCCATCAGGATGGAGATGGAGCCGGGCAGCAGCGGCAAAAACCTGATCGACCAGTACGCCCGGTACGTCCTCCCCGGCTGCGATTTTCTAGGGATCCGCGCAACCGGTGATAAGGCAACTCGGGCACGCCCCTTTGCTGCCGCTGCGGCCAACGGCAACGTCCGCTTGGTCAGAGGACCATGGATTACCGACTTCCTTGATGAAATGGCGACCTTCCCAGAGTCCTCGTGGCACGACGATCAAGTGGATTCCACCTCCGGCTGTTTCAACGAGGTCGCCGGTTTGGGCCATAAACAGCGGGGTCGGATACAAATCGTGGTCTGATGCTTGACTCGCTCGCCAACGCGCGGGTATGGTCGCCGCTCCGGCCATCCCGGCGTCGGCCAACCACCGTCGTTCGCCCGTTAGAGGGGCTGGAATCTTCATGCCCTGTGGTGGGGCACTGACCTACACTTCGTGGTGGAACTCGGCAGCAGTCAGCACCAACACCAGAACGAAATCGGACGGAGTGTGGATGCCCGCTGGCCGACCCTCCCTCGTTCGGGGAGACTAGGCGCCATTTACGACAGTCTGACTGTGACCGGAGTAAATCTTGGTTCTCCTTTGGAGGGCCAAGAACTCTAGCCCTCCTGCTCCCAGAGTAAGTGATTTCTTCTTGATCAGTAAGGTTATGCAATTCATAACCTTACTAATTTTGGGCGAAAATCGAACACCTGTTCGGTACTTGCTCACCCTTCCCGATTTTGCTAGGATCCGTAGGTAACTGCTACTGCTATGGAGGACCAATGGGTTTGCGCGAAGACCTGAACGACCTTTTGAACCGGTTGGATGAAGCCGTCTGGGAAGAACGTTCCTCTGAGGAAAACACTGAGGCGTTGCTTCATCTTGGATTCATCCTGAACGACGCGAAAAAACAAATCACCTCCATCCTCAAAGAAGCCGAAGCAGTGTTGTTGAAGTCCGACTGGGACCGGTCCCCGTACATGACACAACTGTTCTCTATTGAGACCAAGACCGGTGCCCCTCGCAAGAAGTGGGATCACGACATGCTGGCGGTGTTGGTAGCCAAGAAGATTACAGACACGGCTATTGACATGGACACCGGAGAAGTAACCAAGACCCCCCAGCAAATGATCAGGGAACTGTTGGATTACGCCGCGCCGTCTTACTGGCGTGTCGGTGCCCTTCGTGAGTTGGGCATTGATCCGGACGATTACTGCGATGTTGGAGAACCACTAACTAGTCTTATCTACAGGAGCAATAACTAATGACTGACAAAACACAGGCCGATCAACTCGCTGAACCTTTTGATGAGACACTCATCTACCAGCGCACCATCGGAGGACGCCAATTCGATTACGTCGCCGTGGCTGAATACATCGCCCGGTTGAACAAGGTGTTGGGTCCGGGGAACTGGAACTACGAGGTTTTGAAGTGTCACGTTCAGCCCGAATACGCAGACAACGTGATCGCCCATGTGCGTATTACCGCCAAGATCGACGGCGACACATCCTCAAAAGAGCAGTACGGCGGGGCGAAGATCAAGATGATGAAGTCTGGCGGGGTCATGGATTTGGGAAATGACTTCAAAACGGCTGTGTCGGACGCGTTCAAGAAGGCATGTCAGGGATTGGGCGTTGCCCTCCATCTGGCCCGCAGCGAAGAAGCACTTACCTTGGCCGCTGAAGAGTCTTATCCGGTAGCCCAAGAACAGTGGGATGTTTTCGTAGGGAACTTCCGGGCACTGGACGATGAGAAGAAGAATCTTTTCCGCGAGTGGTTCAAAAAGCAGAATTTGGGCGAGAAGCCGCAGCGCAGCATGGAGTCTGAAGGATTCCAGAAGGCGCAGGTTGAAGTGATCCGCCTGTCCTTTGGCGCCGAAGAAGTTCCCGAAGAGGAAGTGGAGGAAACATACTGATGGCCACATTGAGTCGTTCTGATAAGCACCGCAAGAATAAGAAGTCTTGGCGAGCGATGCATCCCGTTATGAAGGGTTACGACACGCTTACTCTCGGAGAATGGAACAAGGCCCGTGACGCCGAGGTCGAACGAATGAGGAAAGAGAAGGAACAGTAATGGCAAACATCAGCGCCATGCGAAACGACACCCTCACTCTTGGCGAGTGGAAAAAGGCCCGCGCAGAAGAGGCGGAACGGATGAAGGAGAAAGACCTGCCATCCTTTGCCACACCGAGGGGCGCAAAATGAAGAACCTCTTTTTCGGAGCCATCTTTGCCATCTCCGGAGGCATCATCGCCGGAGGACTCATTTCAGAATGGTGGGCCTTCGCAATCCTTATCCCAGCCGGAGCCATATTGGGATGGAAAATCGGAGACAGGTTCTAATGGACACGCTGGACACAGCGGCGATGGTCCAGCGATTTCGGGAACGGGCCAAAGCGGTACGCAAACGTGGCATGCCTCCGATTACGGGAGCCGAACGGAGAGCGTATGTCCGGCAAGCCGAACTTGATTATCAAGATTACGCCCTCATTTCTGACTCTGAGATCAGTTTGGATGGAGGAATCCTGACAGTTGATCTCCGACCCGCCATCTGCGACGCCGCCATCCGTGGTGAGGGGCATTTGGAACAAGAAACCAAGATGGCGATGGAGAGTATCGCCAACGCCCGCCCACTTGATTATCTGAAGACCCTCCCGACCGATGGTGCCAAGATCACGCCGTCGATGCTGGATTCCAAGTCCGATCTTCAAGACCTGATGGATGGTTCGGAAATGTTCAGACCTTCCGGCTTCAGTCTGACTCACGGATATTTGGTATGAGCGTCTTAGAACTTCCCAATCATCTTTCTGCTTCCAGCATCACCACCTATCAGCAGTGTCCTCTTCGGTTTCGCTTTTCTCGGATCGACAAGATTCCTGAACCAACCACGGAGCCGATGATCCTTGGCACGTTTGTTCATGAGATTTTAGAGAACTTTTACAAACTCCCGCCAGAGGAACGAACCATCCCTGAGGCTCGGCGTATTTCCCGTGAGTTGTGGGAAAACGAGTATGAAGCGAAAACCAGTGAAATCAGGATTTCAGATTCCAATGACTTTCGGTGGCGGGCGTGGTGGTGTGTGGAAAATATTTTCTCCATGGAAAATCCGCCCTCAGTCGAAATCAAAGGAATAGAAGATTCGTTCTCTGCCGAGATAGACGGTATTCCTCTTGTTGGTTTTATTGACCGCTGGACCGAAGAAGACGGCAAGACCGTTGTTTCTGATTACAAAACAGGCAAGGTCGCGAACCAACGTTACGATGGTGAAAAGATTTTTCAAATCGTATTATATGCTGAAATGATAGAACGCCTCAAAGGTGTTCCTGTAGATTACGCAGAAATACTTTATATAAGATTTCAACAACGTAAACGATATGAGCCAACACCGGAGCGACGGGAAGTTGTGCTGAAGTTGATCAATCAGACTTGGGAAGGAGTTCAGGCCGGATGTCAAACCGGACTGTTTCCGACCTCAACTGGGCCACTATGTAATTGGTGCGCTTATAAGCCGATCTGCCCCGCGTGGTCGTAAGGAAAATATTATGGACGAAGATGACTTCGATCGTATTGTTTCAGAAGATGTTAAGAACCTATTACCGGAAGAGCAATCAGACTATCTCAGGTTGCCGCAGAATCAAACGAACTGGCGCGCTGCTCTCTTAAAACTGATTAAGAGTCTGGACGATCAAATCTCTGGACTAACACAAGATGAGATCACCGCTACTGAAAGTCTGCCCAACCATATGATCACCGAATACAAGATTTCTTCGGATGAAAAACGAATAAAAATAAACAGGTTTCGTTTTTACGTCCTTCAAAGGATCGCGGAAGTGGAGCGGAATATAGCCTTGGGTGATGAGGGCAGATCCGATGATATGAAGTTGGCTGATTTTCTTTCTAGAGCAATCGAAGAACACCGCTCCCTAATGAACTCATACCGTTTTGAGCCAACCCCTATAGACGAAGCGTTGTGGCGGTCGAAGGAGGGGACATGGGGCTTCACCGACATGGACCGCAAATTGGACGCGTGGAATAAAGACATCCCCATCCCGTGAAAGTTGGCTTCGCTACTGCCGATTGGTCGCAAACCGTTCTAGATAACAACGGAAAACCTTGTATGGGGGGTTCCGGCTGGATCCGGATTGGCCAGTATTCAAAGTTCTTGGAAATAGATCACGCCATCGGAACGTTGGTTTATTCAAAGAGCGCAGAAATATTTGGGGTTACTGATACGAGCGGCGAGCATCATCTTGACTGCGACGTTATCTACATGCAACGCTGGATGCTTCGAGATATTCCAGAGAACATGCGTAAAGCCAAGGCGCAGGGTCAGATAATCATCAATGATTTAGACGACTGGTATTGGGGACTCTCTCATCGTCATCGTGCTAAAAACGTTTTGGACCCAAAACTTAATAAAGAAGAGAACACTACAATTTACAGAAGCGTTCTCTGTAACTCGGACCTAGTCGTTGTTTCTACCCCGTTTCTTACCAACGCCGCTAGAACTAATCTTGGTGTTCGAAAGATTACCATGTTAGAAAACTGTGTAGATTTTGATGCGTATTCCCTACGCAAGCATAAAGACGGTCCAACTGTGATCGGATGGCACGGTTCGACTGCTCACCGCAGCGGAGACTTGGACTGTCTGCGCGATGTTTTTCCTTTTTTAGACCCCGAAAAATTCTCTTTCCACCATACGGGACACTGGGCGGGGGGTCCGGCTTTCTGGGACGAGGTGGGCGTTGAACAGGATCGTGTTCAGGTTTATCCACTGGTTCCTCCTGAAAACGTCGGTCTCGTGTTGCCTTTCGACATAGGGGTCACCCCGCTAACCAACATCCCCTTTAATCATGCCAAGTCGTGGATCAAGCCTTTGGAATACGTTGCCGCGGGGATTCCATTCGTGGCGTCGAAAGCGCCAGAGTACAAGCGTTTCCAAAAAAGGTACGGCCTCGGTCGTTTCGCCAGCAAGGGAGCAGACTGGAAAAAGCACTTCTACAGTTTGTCAAACCCGGAGGTTCGACAGTCGGAAGCCCTAGCAAATTGGGAAGCAGTCCAGTCCCTAGACGTTAGGCAGGGTGCGCTAAGATTAACGAAACTCTTGGAAAGTGTCACATGAATGAGCAACATCTACGGCAAGGGCGCAAAAGGCAAGGCCACCAAACTACACGCTCTTATCGTTAGATCACGCGGCAGGTGTGAACACTGTGGATCTAGGCACGTTCTACAGTGCGCTCATATTATCTCTAGAAAATACTCGTGGACCCGAACGGACTTGGATAATGCGTTCTGTCTCTGCGCCTCATGCCACAGGTTCTTCACCGACAACCCAGTGGAATTCGGAATCTTCACGATCGATAAGATCGGTGACGAGAAGTTTGATGAACTTCTTATGAAGAGGAATTCTATCGATAAGTTTGATTGGGACGAAGAGGCTAAAAGGTTGAATGTGATTGCTAAAGAAAAGCAACTCCTATGAGGTCTTCACCAATCACCCCGATCGAAATTGAAGACAACATGGTGAGACTGGTTGAAGAACTAGAAGACCACACAGAAGCCTTTGAAGTTTTGGCGGTAGATCAGTCCAAAAAGGAGGCCCGTTACAAGTCCTCGTGGGCCAAGGAGTATCTCGCTGCCAACGGCTCCATCAAAGAGCGTGAGTCGTGGGCCGATTACAAACTCAGCGATGAATATTATGAAGTCAAAATCGCAGACGCCTTACTGAAGGCAAAAAAAGAGAAACTCAATTCAATCCGCACTGCTTTGGATTCTTTGCGTACCCTTGCCGCGAACGTTAGGGCACAGATATGAACCACCAAGTAAGCAAGGATTTGGAACACCTGCTTATACCGGTGGATCAATTGCTCACCCTTCCAAACAACCCGCGCAAGGGCAACACCGACGCCATAGCCGCTTCATATAAAGAGTTCGGACAAGTCAAACCGATTGTCGCCGTGGACAACGAGGACGGCACGGGAACCGTCATCGCTGGCAACCATCAACTAGCAGCAGCGAAACAACTGGGCTGGACCCACATAGCGGTGCTGCATGTTCCGTTCGACCACGATAAGGCAATTGCCTTTGCGCTGGCCGACAACAGGACTTCCGACTTGGGCGAGGACAATCAAGCACTTCTTCATGACATGCTGATGTCCGTAGTGGAGGATATGCCTGAGTTCTTTGAAGAATTGGGTTGGGATGATTTTGAAATAGCAACCATTGACACAACCGACCCCGGTGTTGTTCCGGTGTCAACTTCCAACGACGGTTGGTCGCCGCCCGTGATGCAACTACCGGAGACGGAAGAAGACATCAAGTCTGTCATTAAGCAGGGAGCCACGGCTACCAATTCGGCAGGGGCAAAAGCGTCCGTTCAATACACGCTGGTATTTAATGATGCCGAACAGCAGGCAACGTGGTATGCGTTTCTTCGTTATCTAAAATCGGATCCGGATTTGAAAGAACTACCGACAACGTCAGAGCAGGTAATGGCTTTCCTCAACCGGCATGTCAGTCTAAATCAGGAGTAGTTAGTTGAATAGTGCAATTGAAGATTCTGGATTTATTGTCCTCGGTCGAATCGGTTCCGGTGACGGTGAGGGAGAGGGATTCGATGAGAAGATCAACCATGTCAACAAAATCTTCTTCGATACCGTCCATCTCTTCGGGACTCCCCTCAACAAGGTCCATACAGACCGAAAGAAGATGGTCTCGGATGATGAGGATGGAATCGTCCATTAGAACGGCTGCGGATCTTTCGCCGCCTCCCAATGCAAAACCGTACTCGGAATCGTCCCGTCGTCGTCGTGAACCTCTTCAATCAACATGGCCCACCCAAGGGCGCGGCCATCAAGATGAGGCGCAACATCTTCGGCAAGTTCTACCGCCGTGTCCTTGGAATCGGCGTCGAACCGGATAGAAATTTCATAGGTATTCATAGTGGGTGCCCTCTTGTGCTTCTGTTCTAAACAGGATACACTCGGCGTCACGAGCAGTCAACACCCATTGAGTAGTAGGAGAAAATTATGGCTCGTTCAGAAGCAAGCATGACCCTTCGGGGCAACAATGTTATCGATGTCGAATTGAAGTACAGCAACGCCGGTACGGCCATGCTGCGACTTCGATTGGCAGTAGACAAATGGAAGAAAGCGGGCGACCAGTGGGAAAAGGCGAACACATCCTTTTTCAACGTCCAACTTTGGGGCGAGCAGGCGGAACATGCCGCCGAGATCATTGAGAAGGGTCAGCGCCTTGAGGTCAAGGGTCCGATCGAAGAGCGCAGTTGGACCACGGATGAGGGCGAAAAGCGTTACGCCTATCAAGTAACCGCCCGTGAAATCCTGATTCCCCTTGAAGACATCGAAAGTCTCGTCCGGGTAAAGCGTGAAAAGCGGGATAACGGTGCTGCGACAGCCAGCGTCGCCGCAGCCAAGTCTAAGCCCACTCCGGCTCAGGATCCTTTTGATGAGGAATTGGACTTCTGATAAGTGTTGTTGTTGTAAACTCGCAACATGCTAGAAGTTCAAAGCAAGACTTGGCCTGATTACAAGCGGGGAACGCTGCTTCCCGATCTGGCACCCAAACTCATCTTAGAGGCGTCAGAAACCCAAACGGCTCAATGGGCTATTGACGGGTACAACCGCGACCTTAGAAGCCATCGTCCTCACTATCTGGTCGATCCTGAGGAATATGTCGTTTACAGACTTTCTGACACTACCCATTCGGTGGTGGGTGACTTTCACCAGACGGCCCCTCATAGAAGTAGTCGGTGTATTTTCGTAGCGATTGTCAAAGAAACAGCACTTGAAATGAGTGAGGAAGACACGATCAGAACCGGTCGGCTTATTGGTGGGATCTGCGATTTGGAATCGGTATCCACCGATGTTTTTCGATGTGAACCCAATAGTGGCAAGTTGGGATTTGAGACACTCAAAAATCTAGAAGGGATTCTCTGTTGGCACCTCTTCCCCGGAGACGAACACGCTGTTACCCCCGGCAAAATCAACTGGGATCAACTGTGCGAAGGAATGCTGCTGGGTCTAGACCTGCCACCGGAGCCGGAGCCGGAACCTGAGCCGGAACCAGAACCAGAACCCGAACTAGAACCGGAGCCGGAGCCGGAGCCTGAACCGGAACCGGAACCAGAACCTGAACCCGAACCTGAACCCGAACCGGACTGGCGCCAGCAATCGCTGAAAAAGTCGAAACCCGAACCGGAACCAGAGCCAGAAGAAGTCGTGTTCCTCCTTGCACCAGAGATGGTGGTAGCCGAACCGATCGAAGAAGAGCCTCCGAAGGATGTTGACACCCTAACGGTGGTGGATCTTAAGAAGATCGCCAAAGAGTTGGGAGTCAGCACCACCGATAAGAACAAAGCCGATTTGGTGGCAGCCATCAAGGAAGCACAGTCCTAACAGTATAAGTTACAACAGGTAGTAGAGTAAGACGGTAGAATCCGCAGGCCGTAATGGTGGTGACGGCTAGCGCGTGCGGGGGGTCCGGGCGCGGGCACCTTCCTCCTTTGGTCCTCCTGCCCCGACCTCTCGCCCACTAATCTAACTTTGTGCCTCGCAAGCGCCTCTTCTTGGATACCACGGTTCTAGATGCCGCCCGAGAACGCATCAAACACATCTACGACACCTTCGACACCGTCTGCGTTCAATTCAGCGGCGGCAAGGACTCTTCAGCAGTCCTCCTGTTGGTCAAAGAATTCCACGACCAGAACGGCCTTGGTCCGGTCAAAACCATCTTTCGTGACGAGGAAATGGTGTCCCCATCGGTAATCCGCTATCTGGAATGGGTGAAGGATCTGCCATGGGTGGATATGGAGTGGTACTGCCTTCCCATGGGGCAAGAAGTTTGGGTACTCGGCAGGCGCGAATACGTCCTTCTCTGGTCGGCCATGCGCGAGCAGGAAGGTCGGCTGATTCGGGAAATGCCCCCGTGGGCGATCACCGCTCAACACTTCGGATTAGACAACAGCAAGGTAGTACCTGAACCGATCGACTACTACACGATGCAGGGCAAAGTGGGTCGGGTTGCCTTTCTCACGGGCATCAGGGCCAACGAATCCATGATCCGGTACCGCTCCGTGGTTCAGAAACTCCACGAAAACTACATCAACAGGCCGTATCGCTTAAGCAAGGCGATCCCACTACGGCTAGCCAAACCGATTTACGATTGGACCACCGATGATGTTCTGAAGTATGTGGCAATAGATAGCGAGTTCCCGTATTGCGAATATTATGATTTTGCGGCAATGTGTGGAGCGAACACGAGAGTGGGAATTCCGCTACACTCTGTTGCTGCTCGCAGACTGAACGATGTTGTTAAAACTGAACCAGAATTTTATGATGCCCTTTGTCGGGCATTCCCACAGATAGACGCTCAGCGACGATTGTGGGCCGATTTCAATATTGAAAAATTGATTGCCTCTTACTCCAAAGATTCATGGGATGGGGTGCGGCGTTGCATCAACGACAACATGCTTTCACCGGGAAAGAATAAAGACGCTATGAAGTTTGTAGCAGCGTTCAGAAAGAAGCGGAATAATGATCCCTATGGATATCCGATAGATCATCTCATACGAACGTTACTACTCAATGAATTCAGACATACGTCGCCCTCCCCTGTAGGACCAAAGACCAAGGCTCATCGCATGAGAATGGCAGCCCTAGCAGATGCAGACGACATGGACAAAATGGACGACCTCGCATGATTGAGATAGAACTTCTAAAACCACAAAATCTAAAAACACCGAACTGGCGAACCACTTTCATTCTCAAAGTTGATTTGCTTGGTTTGAGGAATTCCATTAAAACCTTTGGAGTTCTTCAACCGATTGTGACAATGGAAGATGGAACCATTATCGACGGCAACGCTCGCTGGACTGCCGCTCATGATTTGGGATTAAAGGAAGTTCCTGTTATTCGGACGAATCTGAATAAGGCGGAAGCGATTCTCCTGCACGTTCAAATGAATCGCTGTCGCGGAAACATCGTAACCAATTTGCTTGGCTCCACGATTCGAACTCTTATGAGGGTTATGGACGAGCAGGAAATTATGAACGCACTGAGTATGTCCGCTGACGAATTTGATGTTCTCAGTGATGGCACTCTCATCAAGAAACGTGAAGTGTTCCAGCACAATTACAACAAGGCGTGGGTTCCGATCGAATCTTCAGCCAGCGAAGACTTCCACATTGAACGTCCCCCGACACCAGATAAATAAAAAGAATGGTCAACGTAAAACTAGAGTCATGGGAATACGAATGGGCGCTCCATGTGGGCGCTCGTCGTTACATTGAAAACTGGAGTAAGACTGACGCCCGCCATTATGACAGAAACCGCATGGAGGACGACCGCACGGCGTCGGCCGCTGCGTGCGTGGCCGAGTTGGCCGTTGCAAAACTGACGAATCAGTATTGGGGCGGTCATGTGTGGCCCGGTAACCGCCACGAAACATACAAGGACATGGCCGATGTCGGCCACAACATTGAAGTCAGACGCGTTCGCACAAGCAATAACGCTGCGGTACGACGCAGGCAACTGGACAAGGGCTTAGTTCTATTCGTGGTCCGGCCCATTCCACCAGAGTTCCGTACCGCTGACGTTCTAGGATGGATCGACCACGACGAAGCATGGGAGAAGGGCGAGCCATCCAAGTACGCGCCAGAAAATACGCGCGTAATCGCAGAAGACTATTTAAACCCTCCCATTGAATACGGACAACAATGAGATGAGCGATACGGCCAATAACAACTATTTCCACATGAAGTTGCGGGAACACCGCGAAGAGATAGCGCGACTCAAGAAGGAACTCAAAGCATCAGAGCGTAAGGCACCCACAGAATCATGAATGAATACACCAGAGAAGACCTACAACTTGTCATTGGTGATGCCGCTGGCCTCCTGTGCAACCTGTTCTCCATAGGTCAACAGGAGATGCCGGACAATCGAAACTACAGCCAGCCCATGCTTGAGGCGTGGGAAGCCTGTGAAAACATTCGCACGGGCGGTAGGACAGATTAAGAAGTTCGAGTTAAGGCTCGGGTCGTATCAGGAGATCCTTCCCAAATATCGTGATACAGCCGATTTAGCCATACTTGACCTCCCATACGGGATTACCTCCACCCGTTGGGATCAGCGCATCGATCTGACCGAATTCTGGCTGTTGTTGAACGCTGCTCTGAAGTCCGTTCACACGGTTGCTGCGTTTGCCGTACAACGATTCGCTTCAGAGTTGATCGCCTCCAATCGCGACAACTTCAAATACGACTTGATCTGGCGAAAGCCAAATGCGACAAACCCATTTCAAGCCAAGCAACGTCCGATGAGGAGCCACGAAACCATCCTCATCTTTTCTCTTGGCAAGCCCTTCTACGAACCACAAATGGTGGAGGGCAAGCCTTACGTTTGGGATTCAACACGCTCCGGAGGCGAGGCTGCCAACATCAAAGGCGGTGGTCGTATCGAAAATGATGGCGCACGCTATCCAAAGTCTGTCTTGGATTTTCCACAAGACCGTGGCCTACACCCAACGCAGAAGCCAGTGAGTCTTTGTCGGTGGCTGATCCGCTCTTATTGTCCTCCAAAGGGAACGGTTCTTGATCCAGCCATGGGTTCTGGAACCGTCGGTGTTGCCGCACGAGCGGAGAGTCGCAATTTCGTGGGGATCGAAATCGATCCCGAGTATTACCAGATAGCAACTAGTCGTTGAGCAGTGGCGG